CCTGCACCGAGAATAGACTCTCCGTTGATGGTCTTTATGTTAGTGCCTGAAACTAAAGTTGATTGAACCTCGATGTCACCCGAACCCAACAAAGAAGTCAAATTGATGGTTTTGATATTCGTTCCTGAAACCAAAGTTGATTGAACCTCGATGTCACCCGAACCCAACAAAGAAGTCGAATTGATGGTTTTGATATTCGTTCCTGAAACCAAAGTTGATTGAACCTCGATGTCACCCAAACCCAACAAAGAAGTCGAATTGATGGTTTTGATATTCGTTCCCGAAACCAAAGTGTCTTGTTTCGCATCAACTTCCGTCAACAACGCCATCGAATCAATCAGGTCTGCAAATTGGACTTCCGTCGGTTTATCTCCGGTTTCAAAATATGTTTTTAGTGTGGTTCTATTGCTCATTATTGTACCTCAAAATTTTGTTCAATTCTCCAAAATCCAATGCCTTCCGGATTCAACGGCAAATCGCATCGGTCATAATTATATCTCGTGTTAATCTGAAAAGACAATTCTGCACCCGAATACAATGAATTAAATCTATATTCAATCGGCTGAATTCCCCACGTTTTATTCAATTCAAAATTTAAATCAAAAAATGAAAGGAAATCAGACGCAATCATTGTCGCATCATTCATCACCGACACCGCGTTCGATAGGTCATTCACCTCCGTCACCTGACTGAACACGTACATCGACACATTCCACGTTTGCGAAAATCCATTAGCTGATGCCGTTTCTGCATTCCAATAAACAGAAAACCCATCCATCGTTTGAATTTCATCAATGTCGTAAATCGTCCCGCGTTCCGTTTCCCGGATTTGGTCGTGTTTGTCACCTAATTCATTCATCACCGAAATCAGATTTGAAAATGTAAACGTTGCTCGTTCTGTGTTTTCCCACGAAAACGATGTCATTGGAATTTTGCAATTGTTATAACTCCACGCCGCGTTCAATTGTAGGTTAACAAATGCCCCTGAATACAAAGAATTAAATCTTTCTTCAAACGTGTTGATTGTCCAATTCTTGTTCAATTCCACATTCACGTTCATATCTCTTGAAAATGCCGCGTAATTATATGCATCCAAATAATTAATTACATCAGAACACACCAACGCACATTCGTTCATCACGTTTTCCGTGTTTGATGCGTCATTGATTTGCGTCACTTGCTCCATAAAAAACAAAACAAGATTCCACGTCGCACCATTATCGTTTGCCGCAACGCCCTCAATGTTCCAAAACATTTGAATCCCGTCAACAACCTGAACTTCATCTACGTCATACGCCGTTCCGCGATTTATTTCCCGGACTTGTCCGTGATTGGTTGCAAATTGTTTCAGAATTGTTTTTATGTTTTTTAAAGTAATCAATTAACTTTTTTTTATTCTTTTCAGATGGTCTATAAAATGAACCCCGTTTCATAACTATCGTCGTTTGGTTTTATAACATCACACCCCTCGCCCGGATTGATATACAACGGATAATCCGTCTCATTCTCCATCAGATACAACGTCGCACGTGTGCCGTATTCTTCCGCATTGTTCAGATACGTTTGTTGCAATTCGATTAATTCAGATTTAGAACCCGGTGTCGCATTATCGCCACTCATCACCACCGAACCTTTGTTCGTGATTTTATACGTTCCCTGACGAACGTACCTTGCTAATACCCAATTCATCATTGCATCCGCCAAATAATCGTCAATCAATGTGATGTTCAATGCCGTTAATGTGTCCGCCTTTATTTGTGCCAATATTTCATCAAACAATCCTGAACCCAAAATAGGTTCAACGAATAAATTTTGGCAATCCCTAATGATAGGAACTAACAGATTGTCATCCGTGTTTGAATGGATTATCGTGTTCGCCTTTATGAACGATGGCGTTAATATCAATGTAATTTCAAAACTCATTTCTTTTTCACGATTACTTGTTTCCAACTATGTCTGCAAAACGGAACGGAAATGTCTGTTCCCGGTGGTCTGTACCATCCACCCCTCGACAACCACACGTCTGTCACTTGTGGTGCAAACCCTGACGATTGCATATCGTTACGCAAAAGGTCTATTTGTTCACGTGTCCACAATCTATCAATCGACATCATTGCACGACAAAACATTCGCGATTTCCCGCCCGGTTTCAATTTCGGTGCGTCATCCCTTTCAACGTATTGATATTTGATTTCTGTCTTTTGTTTCACCACCGGTAAATTCAATATCTTCAATAAGTTCTTTCCTGATTGCAGCAACCCCCAATTCAATCCGTCGTTGGTGATTCTTCTTGCCTTCTGTAATATACCAACGCGTTGATGAACCTCTAATATTCCAACGCTTAACGCCTTTGCTATTTCACCTTTGGACATTTTGGGATTGGACTCAATCAAATTCAAAATCTGAACATCCAATTCATTCAGACTATCGAAATCAAATTCAATCGGTTTCCCGAATTCATCAGGCACAATGTCAAATGATTCCAAAACATCATAATCCTTCGCCGGGACACCTGATTTGGAAAACAATTCAACCATCTTCTTTTCTGCATCTTCTTCGCTGAACGACATCGCCGTTTCAACCTTCAAATCAATTCCCGTTTGTTGTGTAATTAGTTCACGCAATTCATTTCGGTCTAAATTGGCAACAATCGTCGCTTCTGACAATTCCAATTTGTGTTCGATTGGTTCGTTCGGTTCAAATTCAACGCCGCCAAATTGCAAGTCCTGAACCATCAATTTGTTTACGATACGAAGAACGTTTTGCTGACGTTCTGAAACATACGTTTTGCGGAATAATTCAAACGCCGTTGCCATTTCAGTTCGTCCGCCCAATTGACCTTCTGTTTTAACGCCAAAAATCATTGGTGACGTAACTCTATGACCGATGAAAATATTTTGTTGCACGGCTTGTGATAACTGCTCGTATCGTTGCGGCAAATCATTTCCCGATAATGAATCCAACGTCGGTGCGTGTTCCTTATCCGCCGCAAAGTTGATGACCAATTGCCCGGCATTCGATGAACCCGTGAATTTCTGTTTGAATTTCCTTTCGACTTCCTTTTTCTTTTCCTCATTCTGCGGAACTCCGTTGTTGAATGTCAACATCGTGCCGCCTGAAAACCCGTTTTTGATTTCGTTCGCCCAATAGTTAGCAATCTCCACATCAGTATCAATCGCCGCAATTGCACCCATATAAATCGGCAACGGATAAACGTCCATATTTGGACGATATTCAGCGAAGTAAATCACCGAACGAATGTCATCGCCGTTCTGTCTGTATTCAGGAATGAAAGTCTTTTCAGGTCGGTAATTTCTGCGACCATCCTTTGACCAATTCTTAGAATACCAATATCCACCTTCCGTGTTCTTTCTTAATCTGCTGAAATCCGTGTGATAATATTTCAATCCCGTTGCACCGCGAATGACCTCAATTGCAAAACCATTGTGCAATTCGTAATCCATCACCACTTTGCGAATAATGTCGTCCCAATTCTCAAATTCATTTGGATTCGACAACCATTGCTTTCCACGTGCGTTACGTTCCGTAATTCTTGACTGATATTGTAAACCACCGGCGACGATATAGCCTATCTTGCCGTTCACAATCGAATTATGTGTTGCAGACTCATTGAACAATTCAATCATTTTGTCAGGGAATCTGTTTTCTTCTCCGAAATAAACAACACCCGATTGTTTGTGTTCCTTCACAATCGGCGTTTGGTACGATTCTAATTGAATAAATATTTGGTTATCTTGGGTCGTAGCCATAGTAATTTCTTGAAATTGTGTTTTTGTTTGTTGTTGTTGATGAATCGTAAACCCTAAACAATCCACGCCAAATCGGTTCGTCTGATGGAATTGTCAAAGTTTCGGTTGCGACGTTGTAAATCGCACAATACAAATCACCCGGTCTTGGAATAGAAATGATTCCGTTCATCACATCTTCAACCGCATCTTCTGTGATGTCAAAGAATACAACACGCGGTGATTTGGAATAGTCAGGTGTTGCAAAAAACAACTTTTGTTCTTCCAATCCATTTCCGCTTAATGCAAATAAGAAATAGTCATTCGAATACTCGTTTGAAATATTGATTTGCAAAATTTGCGATTCGTCTTTCCTGACAACAAACATTTTTTAAATATACCACCACATTGAATTTTGATATAAAACAATGATTGTCGTCAAAGCATTTTTTACGCCAAATTATTTTTATTTTAAAAAAGACTTGGAAAATCCAAAATCCATTCTAACGCCATTTTTAGTCGATTTGCGGCATTTTAGGTGTTTTTTGATATGGTTACACCTAAAAAAATACTTCGTTGAAGTGTCTGATAATCAAATACTTACAAGACTAAAAATATGACGCAAGTTTCTTGGATTTGTTTCTATTTTTCTATATAAAACAAAAAGGGACACCCGTAAAGATGTCCCCGATAGTATGAACTCAAATCAACTATGCCAACAAATCCGCAATAATTGTCGTATCAATTTCAGGCATCGGTTCAACTTCCTCTGCCTTGAAATTTATCGTGTATCCGTTTCGGTCTGCCATTGCAGTTCCCCATTCGGACGTTGAAGAATCCAAACGAACTCCCGCCGCTTGTCCCATCAACCAATATTTGTCATTTTTGTCCTTAGCAATCACAACCAATTTTGCTTGTGCTAAAAGTTTGATTTCGTTTCGTTTGTCCTGACTTGTTTTATTAAGGACATACGACGCTAATTGTTCAAAGTAACGTGTTCCGTTTTCTCGGTTCACTTGGATGTTCTCGGTCATTGATGACGTTGCCTTTTCGGCTTCGTACGTGTACATAAATGCCGAACCTCCGATTGCCGTCACCATCCCGGACGCGTTTTGTGTTACCGCACCTAAAGTGCCAAAATCGCCCACAATGAATTCGACAATGCCGCCTGAACTATCGTTACACCCTATGGTGAAACCTTGTGTTAATGCACAACTCATTGTCTTATTCTTTTAGATGGTTAAACTGAAAATTCTACAACTTGCGACGGATATGCTACCTGAACACCTCTTTTGAACTTGATTGAATACTTCACATTGTCATCGTCTTGCGAATACCAAATTTTGAATTCTTCTTCCTCGTTCATCATATCAACACCAAGAACAAAATGGTCTTTTATTCCTAATATTAATCTATTAGTGCCAACTAATCCGGCCACGCCAACAACTTCAACGTTTCTTCCCGGAACACGCATTGTGTAGTTAGGGAAATTAGTCACGTCTATGTGGTAATTGTTCTTCGCAATTAGTGTGTCTAAATAACCATCAAAGAAATCCGTTCCAACAAATAAAACACAATCTGAATTGCCTTTCATTGCCGCCGTTCTAGCATCACACATCGCGTTTACGATAGTATCGCTATTTCCTGACGCACCCGTTGTGATTGCAGTAACTGAACCCGTATTTCCGTCGATTGGAGATGCTGCATCGATAAGTTTAAGTAAACCATCGTATTTGCTAAGATACTCATTATCTGATGTAGTGTCACCTTGCCAATCTAAAACTTCAACGTGTTCTTTTATTAGTTTGACTAATTGGTCAGAAATAGCCGTTGCCATTTGTTCGTTTACTTCTGAATCAGCGTTTGAACCGCTTCTCAAAAGAATCTGCGTCCACTTTGCACGAAGGTCTTTCATACAAAGTGTGTCTTGGTACTTAACCGAACCAACCGCAATATTTCTTTGCGTTAATGTCGTTGTTCCCGATGCGTTAAACACACACGATGAATCTGCTTGTGGTACTGCGGAAATCGCTAACAACTGAATTGCTGCTGAACTTTTGATTCCCGTTTGAATTGTGAAATAATCCGCTGAAGTAGCTTCAAAATATGCTCTCCCGATTAGTTCTTCGCTTGTTTGGTCAACGTATGCCGTTAAACCTGAAACATCAAATCCCATTTTTTTATTTTTTTATTAATTGTTAAACTTACTTTTTGTTTCTTAATGCTGATGCCATTGCAACCGCCTTCGCAACCTTATCATTCTTGATTGTTTGTTTTGGTTCGTTTAATGGTGTTGGTTCTTTTTCAAATGCTGAAAGAACTTCATCCGCCATTGCTGAAACCTTTTCTGCTAATTGAGTTGTCATTTCCTCAACCTTTTCGTTTGTCGCGAATCCTTCTTTGAATTCCGCTAATTTTGCGTCAACTGCTTCCAAGATTTCCGCCTTGAATGCGTCTGAATCAAATCCTTCTTCTTCCATTTCAACCGGTACAACTGCGGCAACTAAACCGCCCACCATTTCAAATGATGTTCCATCTTCCAAAACGAATGTTCCATCTTCCAATGATACTTCGCCTTCTTCTGTGATTTTCATCACGGCAATTCCTTCAGCCAATTCACCTTCCCAACGAACGATTGTTCCGTCTGCTAATACTCCATCCATAAATGATTGTTCTTCTTCGCTATTTGTCAACGCGTCGTTGAACGCCTGAAATGCTTGTTTTAATTTTGATACTTTCATTAAATATATTCTTTTAAAATTTTAGACATTGATTGATTTGCGTATGGTTTAACATCGAATAATCCTTCAATGCTGAACCCCTTGTATTCTCCTGATTCCTTGACCTTCTGCCAAACGTCATCGTTTTCTATTTTTGCGGCAATGAACCACGTCCCGTCCGCGATGTTTTCAAATCCCTTCGGTGGTTGTATTCCGATTGATGCATCAGTCACCCACGATTGAAATATAAAACCACCTTCAACCATTCTGCTTGAATCGTGATTTTCGTTAATTGCGTTTACTCGTTTGTCACGGAAGAATTGTTCAACAATCTTTCTGATTGTTTCCTTTCTGAAGATTGCGTGATACTCGCCGCGTTCCGCATCCATTCTGTAAATAGGCAAATCAGGAATCATTGCAGCACCAACGACAATGCGTTGTTCATCGTCCGCGATTCCAAATTTGTATTCCTTGTTGAATGCCTGATATTCGACACCGATTGCCGGTTGTTCAACCAAAGCAACCGCCGT